GAGATTAAAAAGATATTTGAGTCTTATTACGGTCCTGATGGAGCGCAAGTTGACTTAGATAAAGGATGGGCATCTCCTATCTCTGTGGGCGAATTTGTTATGGTGTCTTATGGTTTACCATCTGATGCCACATACATAACTCGCATGAATTATGACTTAAATGCGGGTGACAAGAAAAACTTAAACTCTACTTTATGGTAGAAAGTATATGACGAGTCTGCGGGAGAAGGAAGTGGCCTTAGTTATAAGCTCATTTCTTCTTGCACCGGTAATACTCCAAAGATTAGTATTACAAAACCAGCAATCGTGCTTCATGCGAATGAACAGCCAGACATTGAAACTGATTTATCTAACCAAGATATGCCAGTTATTCAATTTAAGTTGCCAAGAGCATAGGTATTATCAATGCCGCAAGAAGCAACCGTTTTAAATGCGGATGAAAAGCCAAGTGTTGAATATAATGATGATGATATTGACAATCCAACCTTGCATTTCAATATCCCGCAGTCTCAAGTAATTGATTAGGTTACAGTTGATGTGATTGGTGTTGGGGAAGAACCAAAGGTCAGACTTGATTTAACTGATATTAACCGACCTGTACTTAAATTCCAACTACCTGTAGCTCAGGAATTTTTAGATAGTAACATTCTTCACGAAGTATTAAATGCTAATGCTGAGCCAACCGTGAGTTTTGGTTATAGTGAAGAAGATACTCTCCATAAGCATCCTATTTTGACATTTTCTCTGCCTCGTAGCCAAGTGATGGCTGCACCAGAGACGATTACTAGAGCGCCAGACTTTGAGCCTAAAGTAACTGATGTTGGAACGGTCAATGAACCTAAATTACATTTTGAATTGCCTCGTGCGGTTAAGTTCTATTATGGTAGTTTATTAGGACAAAAAACCGGTAAAACATACACTCTTACCGATCCACTTTTCGCCAATTATGGAGTTGGAGATTACTATATCAATGAAGCCACTGGTTTCATTTATAAAGTAACTAGTAAGACAGATGATACTACCTGTGTCTTTGAATATCAAGCAAGTATTTAGCAACCACTACCAGTGATCCAAGCTAGTGCTATCGCTCCTTATATCGAAGGCGATGAGGGATTTAAACCTGCGGTTCCGCAAGTTGAAAGGACACTAACAAATGCGGAAGGTACCGAATGGCAGCTTGAATTTAAGCTCCCATAGGCTCCGAAGCCCGCAGTTTCTTCTACTTTTGTTGGTTCGACAGAGCAAGGATCTGTCACTTCTGCTATTACTAGTGAAGACACAGTAACCTTTACTTTCAAGATTCCAACTGGTAGTAAGCTATTTGCAGGTCTTGAGATTACTGCTGATGGAGCAACTACTGCTATTGATGGCGCGAGAATCGGAGATATTTATCTCAATAGCGAAACCGGTGTTTTATATACTTTAACCGCTAATGGATGGAAAGCTAGTGAGAAGAGTATTAAAGGTCCTGTTGGGGATGCTCTTAATATTGAAGCTGAATATCATTTAACTGAAACTGCGGAGTTTGCTGCTAGTTTAGCCAATGGTGTCACTTATATTCAGGAACACTATTCTGGCACTATTGATTCTCATAAAATCTTTGCTATTACTTGGACCTTGCTTGGTAATGGTGGAGATGTATCTTATTGGTATTATAAGACTAATATTGGTGAGTGGGATAGAGCGTAGTTAACTGGTGGTGTTTCTAGTTTAATCGAGCAGTCTTATAAGGAAAATGTTGACAATAAGACTTACTCAATCAATTATATTAACTCGCTAATTGGCGGCGATGGAGATACATCAAAAACGGCTTATTCTAAAGATTAGGTATAGAGCCTTGTTTCATGGGGATCTTTCCAAGACCTTATAGAAAAGCCTTGATTAAAGGGAGGATTTAATAATGGCTTTATTTAAGATTTATAGAGGTGAGGAAGAGCTTCTCACTCAAATTCCCATGCATGAGGGATACGCCTATTTCTGCGAGAATACAGGCAATCTGTTCATTGATATTTCTAATACTGCTGGTGGACGTGTTCAAGTTAATGCATATGCGGCTTCTATTTTGAAGAAAGACACTAAAGAGATTGACATTGATGATATCTTTCTTACTAATATGACTGCTACTGTTGCACAGGGTGGCACTGGACAGAAAACTTTAACAGTTAATGCTTTACTGCTCGGTAATGGTACTGATGCAGTTAAGATGGTGTCTATCGAGGAAGGTGCTATTGTAACTGGAAATTCTACTGATGGTGTCTCTGGTCTGTTAGGTACTGGAGCATTATTCGCAGAGGTTTCTGGTGTTCCAAAGTTCGGTACTCTACCTATTAAAGCTGGTGGTACCGGTGCTACGACTGCGGCGGCCGCGAGAACTAACTTAGATGTGTATAGTAAGAGCGAGACAGACAATAAGATGGATGAAGTAACTACTGTCTCTTATACAGTTACTCTTGCTCAAGCCAACTGGGTACATTCTGGAGATACTTATACCTATTCTTATAGTAATACTAATTTGAAGTGTGGCAAGAATGGCAATGTACCTCCAATCATTTCCTGGGTTAGTAACCATGATGATTATAACAAGATTGATAGTGCACAGGCAACTGTTGGATCTGGTATTACCTTCACAGCTAGCAAGGCTATTGAGGGAGATATTGAAATCGTCATTATCGACGTAAAATAAATAAAAAAATAGGGGAGAACCTTTTAATTAAGGTTCTCCCCTATTTTTTGTTTTAATGGCAAACTTTGTCTTTAAGATGGTAGTGCGGAATTTCCTCATTAAACCACTTCCAACGAAGATAGTCGTCGAGGAAGATAGCTATAAGAGCTAATCCGAACCACGCGAATGAGAAAGGAAGACAAACCTGCCCCAATATATTGAAAGGTAAATTTGAATAGTCCCAAATTCCTAGCTTTAGGATTAGATTCAAAATTACGCCGAATACAAATTCAAGTGAGGTAACTATTGCGGCTCCAATAGCCCCTTGTTTAATGATAGACATTTCCCAAGGTATAACCTCATTTATTTCTCCAATAAGAACGAAACAAAGTCCGCCTAGGAGAAACATTGACCAATGTATCATACCACCACTAACGAAGGTCTTAAACAAGAACTCTATAATAAAATAGAGAGAACCTCCAACAGTGAATAAGGTAAGAAACTTATTCAGTTTAGTCCGCATAATCAAGCTCTACTTGTTCTAGCTCCTCTAAAGAAGCTGCTCCATAAATAGAGATTTTATACTACTGCATTTGACGATACATTGGATATACAGCCGCAGAGATGGACATAGACAATGCAACAAGATTTTCTAATGTCCAAGGCTAGCACTCTTCGTGTCGAGCGTGCCATTCCAGAGTTGGAGATTCAATACCTGCCTGAACGGCGATCTGATATTGACTTAAGTTAAGACTAATCTCAGATTGATCCTCCATTGTAACTCCATATTCTTTTCCATCTGTCCATGTTAATGGATGAGAAGCAAGATACTCTGCGAAAAGTAGCTTATTCTTCTCTTGCTTAAGCTCTTTAGCTTCATCTAAACTATAGCGATAAACAAAACTCTGAGTTTCATTATCGAACTTATATAGGTTAGGCGTAACAGTGGATGGAATTTCTTCAACCTCGATAACGCGAACTGCGTTAGGAGAGTTGATTGTATCAGCTTGAATTAAGACATAATGAGTGTCACAATCAGAGCCAATAACCCCAGTGCCTTCTTCTTCTGAACAGGCGACGACAATACCATTAGAAGATTGCAGTTTAATGTAACGAAGATTGTCGAGAATATCAACTACAATATTCCCGCGATTTACTAATACATACATTACTTTATTTCAACTCCTTTGAATAATGAACGAAAATAATTATCCATATCTTGGATAATATAGAAGCTAGATCCTTTAGTGATATGTGCTCTCCAACCTTGATAAGATTTCTGAATTTCTTTAGTAGAAATTTTACCTTGTTGCCATAAAGCAGCCATTTTACGCAATTTTCTGCGCTAATGAACAATCTTTTTCTTAAAAGGTATCTAGATTACATGATTTGTAGTAGTTAGATAGAAATTCCATTTAAGATACTTAAATGGAGTACCATGAACCTTATCTTTAGGTGCGATAGGGGTAATGCGCGAGATAGTGGTTTTCTTCTAGTTAAGAGTAAGATCTATATCTTTTAATTTCTTCTCTATCTTAGCTTTACATTCTGCTAAGTATTTGCTATCGTTACATAGAAGATAAGAATCATCCATGTAGCGTCCATAATACTTAATATGTAATTCTTCTTTAATGAAATGGTCAACTTCGTTCAAAGCTAGCAATGCAAATAACTGTGATGTCTGACTTCCTAATCCGAGACTTTTAGCTTCACACTCATAATATTGGTGATGCGGCCGGAAAGACTGGATATCCGCAGGTATATATTTTTTGCCTTTAGCAATATAATACTATTTGCCCGGTATTGGATGCTTATCTTTTGTTAGTTTAAAAGAAAATGTATCAATTAAGTATGAGCATAATTCATAAATTTGAGGGTCTTTAATAACGCGCTTAGCAATTTCTTTAAGAGCCTCATGGTCGATAGAATCAAAGTATTTACGAATATCAATTCGTAAAGCAAAGAAATCATTTTCTAACCCGTATTCTCTATGAGCCATCTATAAATGTTTCTTTGCTCTTGTTAAAGCAAAATCTATACCTCTATTTTTAAGTGTTGCACAGTTATCATAAATAAACTTAGGAGTTAATTCTGGCAATAAGCTCTATTCACATAGAGCGTTTTGTACCAGTCTGTCGTTGATATGACACGCTCTTATATCTCGTGGCTTGCCTCGTTCAATGATTGAGAAACAACTAAACACAAGCTACTTGTATTCACAAGCTCGCAAATCAGCTTCTGTTTGTAAGATTGTTTCAATTCTATTCTCTTCAAAATTGATTGTGCTATCTTTCCATCGAACATTTCGACAAACTCGATAAGAGGAATCATATAATGCGTCAAAACTACAAAAACGCTCGAAAGATGTCTACTACTAACTCAACTTCTTTCTCCTTATCATACAGTAATAGCGGTTACTTCGCGAGCTCCGCATCTGTAATCGTATTCATTTATCCGTCGCAGAGACGAAATAGTCAAGTTCTCCTTAGATGAAAAGGCATCTACCTATAATATACTATTTAATAATATGTTCTATTCCTTCTCCTTCTTAGTCCACAAGAGTGAACCAATGCATCCAGAATAAACCATAATTAGATGGACAATAATATATTCTGGGGTACTATTCTAGGTGTTGCTCGTCTGCGCTGCTTCGCAGCTTGACTTGCAACGTGATAGCTCCATCTAATCCGGCGCGAGGCCATTGCTGTTGTTGTAGTTGTTGTTGTTCGCGTTCCCGTTGTTGTTGACATTGCACACGTTGTTCGAGTTGTTGTAGTTGCGCGAGCGAAAAATACAGAACTTGACATCTTGTAAAATCATTACCGACCTCTTCTATAACTCTTTGGCTTCTAGTAGGAATGCTCGTAGATTAAATAATCTCTATTAACTCTATCCTATAAAGTTTCTTTCATAGCCTTTGTTAAACGAGCAAGATGCTCAAAAGAGCGTCGTTTCTTCTGGTTAGTCTATGCGTATTCGAAGATACAGAGATCGATTTGACGAAAGATACTATCGCAATAAGCGATAGCCTAATTCCAATATTTCTTTCGTGCAATTAGAGTTTCCTAACTATTCAAGTAGATCTCACTGGCTTGATAGCAGGCGGCATGTATGCCCTTTCCGCATTTGATAATATCTAACCCGAACGCTTGGAAAGGTTGTCCCTCTCCAAGCAATCCAGGCTTTTTAATTTGTTTTCCAGATTCGTCAAACTCTCTAGGACGAGTTAAGACTAAAATGTAATTTACCAGTTCGCGTGATTTCTAGAGACACTCACGCTTGGATTTATGTCGATCTTTTGTTTTTACAGACAAAATTAACGCCTTCCTTTCTCATTATTTATATGAGAAAACTGGCTAACATTTTAATCTATACTGTCCCACTTTTGAAAGTTTTTAATTGCCAATGACGAAAGCCGGCGCGAGGCCATAGCTGTTGCCGTAGGTGCCGTAGGTCGCGGCCCCGTCGTAGTCGACACGGCACACGCGGCTCGAGATGTTGTAGCCGCGCGAGCGTTCCCATGGATAACCGTAACTGCTCGTGGATGTATCTCCTAAATACATGACACGCGTAGCATTGCTAGTATAATAACTATACGCAAAGTTCTTGCCATTAGTACACTCTGCTCTTGATGTAGTAGAGTTAGCAGTAGCAAGAGGAGAATAAGAATCAAGTCCAAATTCTCTTTCAGAAAGCAGGAATACTGTTTCGTTATTATATGTAACATCCTAATTTCTACTACCATAATTTGGGCAAGTACCCTTACTTACAGTCTTAATAGCTGCTTTACCTGGGAAAGCATTATAGTAATTCTGACATAGACTTCTAGCGGTAGAGCCAATCCAAACTGCGTTACTACCGAAAGAGGTATACTGGGATAAGCAGTTCTTAGTCTGGAACGTAACTGTATTATTAGCATCTTGATCTACGCCAATAACTCTAATTAAGTGAGTAGTAGTCCCTAAAACTGGGCTTGAAAGTGTTACAGATTTAGTTGTGCCAAGAATAGCACCGCCATTACTAGTTTTAATAGAGGCACCAGTATGAGAAGCAAGATAGTTCTTTAATCCGGCAAACCATGCTGCATCAACAGTACCACCATCAGCACCCCAAGACCAATATTCTGCACTAACAGTAATTGTCTTATTAGAAGGTGCAGTATAGTTAGTACCAGCAGCGACTTTAATCGTAATAGTAGTAGCAGAAACTGGAGTAGATCCATTACCCTTAATAGTAAGAGTATTGCCATTAAGAGATAAGGTCAAACCAGAAATGCTAGTAGGACTATAGCTAATAGCACCATCACCTGCGCGAGTAATAGTAACAGCTACGCCGGAACTATAGTTATTACCATTAATAGCTACTGTTGTTGGGTTTACACTCAAACTACCTGTTGCTTTATTGATTGTCCAGTTGACATTGATTGCGGTGGTCGTTCCGTCCGCCCAGCGATAATTGCTTCCTGGGGTAAAGGTAGCAATATAAGTGCCAGCATTAGTTGCAGATGTTGTGCCACCGATAGTCATGTAGCTAGTGTTGTAGTTATTCCAGTAACTGGCGCTACTAACCGATTGCGCGCTTCCAGTATATGTAAGATTACTTTTCCACGTAGGTTTAGCTACAGACTTACGATTGACTGTGACATTAAAAGTCGTAGTTTGAGTAACTCCATTTTCTGTGTAGCTAACTGTAACTACTTGATTTCCAATAGTTGAAAAAGTTGTTGGAGAACAAGAGTAACCAGTTACAGTTTTAGTTTGAGAATCGGAATAACTAGCTGTCACTACCAAACCCGCGGTAGCAAGAGTATCTCCATACTCATAAGTCAACTTATTGGGTTTAGTAGTTACAGTAATCGCGGAGAGCCTATGCGTGACTGTGACTGCTAGAGTCGTAGTGCAAGTTTCTCCGCCCTCAGAGTAGGTGATGGTTACGGAAGTAGTACCATCAGTTAAGACGCTAGGGGATACAGAATATCCACTAACTTCTGCGGTTGCTAGAACCGCTTGCCCAGTACCATAAGATGCAGTAACGATCATACCGGCGCTATTGAAGCTGTCGCCCGCAAGATAGCTGGTCTTAGTAGGCTTGGTGGTGACTTCGATCTTCATAAGAACGATGCCGCTTCCTCCACCTTTTCCGCCTTGCTCAGCTAAAATACACTTAGGCAAGATTATAACCTCCTTCGTATCTAGCTCTTTTAAAAATGCCAAAAGATTTTCCGAGAAAAAGTACACTTTTTTATGGGAAAAATACTCCCAGAAACTAGATAATAAAAAATTGGGAAAAAGGTATAGAAACCCTTTTCCCTTCAAGTAGGTATCTTACCTTTTCAGATATACATAAAAAACAAGCTAAGAAAATTATTTATGATTGACCAAAGCCCAGTTAAGTGTACTTTTTAGAAGATGAAAGGAGAATTAAAGTGAGTTTAAAATGTATTTTACAAGGTCAATAGAGTAGTTCATTTCTAGCTTTTACTATTCCTAAAGGTCGAATGCGCGGCGATATAGATGGCGATGGTAAAATTACATAGAATGATAGAAATCGAATAAACGAACACTTAGGTGGTACTATAACACTAACGGGTGCTGATTCATGGTGTGCAAAGGTTACTGGTAATAATGAAATTTCCGTATCAGACCTCGTACAGCTGATGCAATACCTTGAGGGAAAAACCAATAATCTTACTGGTATTCCTACATTTGCTGATTATTATAATAATTGGACTTATCACAAGGTAGACGACCTTACTGGTTACTGGACGGCAGAAGTTGCAATCAATGGATTAAAAACAACAAGTGATGCAATAGTAAATATTAGCAATGACGAAGGTATCTTTTATAAGAGTGAATTAACCGATGGTGCTATTCGTTTCTATGCTACTCGTCCTCCAATCGCAGAAGTTCCTGCTACCATTACTTTTAAATCTGGTACTGGCGTAATAACAACTTCCTATGAGTCTACTAAATTCCATGCTTCTACGCATAGTAAGAATGGAGCGGATCCTATTACACCAGAATCTATTGGGGCACTTTCTCTTTCTGGTGGGACAATGACTGGGCCTTTAGTTTTAAGTGGCGATCCCGCGAAAAATTTAGAAGCAGCAACTAAGCAATATGTAGATAATCATACTTCTGATACAGTACTTTACACGCCGCAGACCCTAGCCGATGAGTAGAAAGCTCAGGCGAGAGGCAACATCGGAGCGGCACCGGATGGATTTGGGTTGGGAGACATAGGCAAACGACTTACCCCGGAAGATAATCTTGATGAGGTAAAAACGAACGGGTGGTATCGTTGGGAACGTAATGCACCGCCTCAAGGGACATTGCCCTCCGTAATCGGTCAATCTATGGATGCCACTTTGATCAGAGTCTGGGGCAATGGTGCCGTATGCTATCAAGAATCCATAAATATAACTGACGATACTGGTCATGGATGCCTTTGCGCAAGAACTATTTACGCCTCTATCATTTACCCATGGGAATGGGTCAACCCTCTCATGCAGATTGGCGTGGAATACCGCACCACGGAGCGGTTCTGGGGAAAACCGGTATATTATAAAATCGTTGATTGTGGACAGATCGCGGACAATAAACAAGTGGAGCACGGAATTGTGAATATGCGGGATTGCATATCTTTCCAAGGATTGCGTGGCGGTATGCCAATGCCCAGCATTTCCAACAATAATTTGTCGGACCCATGGAGCTTCTACGTTGCTGATGTTAGTCGTACAAAAATCACACTTGCGTGCGGCACAAGCGCAGCAGGTGGCAACTGCCATGTAATGCTCAAATACACCAAGACCATGGACTAAGGAGGAAGCACCATGAAAGTTATCAAATATCAGCTTTGCACCGAGGCCAATCACGGCACGGAGGATAAGCCAAATATTGAACAGGTTTTCTCCGCTGTCACACTTGGCTGGAGCGAAGTCAATGAGGAAATCGCCAAGGCCGAAGCTTACAACGGCGAGTACACTATTGGAGAAGAGTCAGATAATCGTCCATTCGAAGAAATCCAAACAGAAAAACTATCTAGTCTCTCAGAAATTTGCAATCAAACTATCGTCGCTGGCATGGACGTAGAAACAACAGAAGGCATAGAACATTTTAGCCTTGAAGAAACAGATCAAATTAACTTAACGACAGCTTTATCTGCAATTGAACAAGGAGCCAAGGGATATCCCTACCATGCAGATAAGAAGTTATGTCGTATGTTTACCGCTGTAGAACTTAAAGCTATTGCCGAAAAGGCTACTGCGCATAAACTATACCACACAACTCTTTGTAATCACCTCTTAATTCTAGCAAGACGGACAACTACAACCGCAGAATTAGATAAAATTACTTATTCTGCGGATTGCCTTCCGCCTGATCTCGCGGAGAACATGAAGAAGGTTCTAGTTGCGGCGGGGTACTGAATAATTTTACCAAAAAATTTGGCAAAGTTGTTAAATCAGCTTTGCCAAATTTTCATTATATAATGAGGTGATAAAGGTGTTATATGGATATGCAAGGGTTTCATCAAGAGATCAAAATCTAGACCGATAGATTATTGCATTAACCGATGCAGGCGTAGATAGAGATAATATCTTCGTCGATAAACAATCAGGTAAGGACTTCAATCGTCCAGCCTACTAGGATTTAGTAAGTACGATTCAGCCAAATGATATGATTATTATTAAAAGCATTGATAGATTAGGCCGTAATTACTCAGAGATCCTAGAACAATGGGGTTTAATTACCAAGACTAAGAAAGTAGATATTAAAGTATTAGATATGCCATTATTAGACACGTCATATTGTAAAGACGTTATGGGTACATTTATCTCTGATCTTGTCTTATAGGTATTATCCTTCTAGGCTGAACAAGAGAGAACCTATATTAAACAACGATAGGCTGAAGGAATCGCGGCCGCCAAGTCTAATGGCGTCTAGTTTGGTAGACCAAGGAAACCTCTCCCCTCGAATTTTGAGGAACTATATCAGCGTTTCCGCAAGAATGAACCAATTACTAGACTCGCGAAAGAATGTCCAGAAATCTCAGAATCTACATTACGGCTCCGCTTATAGGAAAGATTTGATTTGGACAGAAAAAGATAATCAATCTTCCTTTTGTTTGATATATTATATACAATAAGGAGGAATTATTATGCCAGAAATTGTGATTCAGATTATCCAGGTATGTGTTATTCCTTTGCTCGGTATTTTGACTAAATATCTCGTTGACTACTTGACTGCTAAGCGCAATGAGATTAACTCTAAGACCGATAATGAGACTGCTCAGAAGTACACTAATATGATTTATCAGACTGTTGTTGATTGCGTTATTGCAACCAATCAAACCTATGTAGATAGCTTGAAGAAATCTGGAAGCTTCGATGAAGCAGCTCAGAAGGAAGCATTTAACCGCACAATGAACGCTATTATGACTATTCTAAGTGACGATGCTAAGGAATATATTACCGAGGCTACAGGTGACTTGAATACTTATCTCACTCAGTTAATTGAGTCTGAGGTCAATAAGCGCAAATAACAAGAAAAAGGGAGCCTATTAGGCTCCCTATATTTTTTTTTCAAAAAAATTGGCAAAATTTTTGGCAAAAATGTAAAATCGTCCATAGACGATTTTCATATACTAATGAAAGGTCAAAGGAAATATTTTTTAGGAGGTAAAAAGTTTTGGCAACTAATTATCCATACTATCCACAGCAACCTATGTATCCAAGACCAGGTATTCAATATGTGGATCAGACCTAGCCGCAAATGGGTATTAAAGGCCGGCCTGTATCTTCTATTGAAGAGGCCCGTGCCATTAGCATTGATTTCGATGGCTCTGTATTTTATTTTCCCGACTTAGCAAATAGACGCATTTATACTAAGCAAATAAACATGGATGGCACAGCTAGTCTTAATGTTTATGAGCTAAAGAATGAGCCAGTCGTCAGCTCTCCTCAATATGTTACTAGAGAAGAGTTTGAGACTACATTAGCACAATTAAAACAAGCTATGTTAGGAAAGGAGCCAGAATCTCAGCCCGCACCGGCGCAGCCGCAGTAGACTGAGAAATTTAAGTTTTAAGGAGACATGAATTATGAACCCAATGCAACTTATCCAAATGCTTAGGAGTGGACAGAATCCTTAGCAACTCGCTATGAATCTGCTAGAAAGCTAGATGGGTGAGACCCCAATGGGTCAGAATCTTTTAAATCTAGCCAAGAATGGTCGATCCGCAGATATTGAGCAAATTGCTCGTAACTTAGCTAAACAATAGGGAATAGATTTCGACAAAGAATTTGCCGCCTTTAAAGAGATGCTTGGCCTTTAATCATCTTATTAAAGGAGGAACATTTTTATGTTCAATAATTCTAATGGCTATAGTCTAGCTGATATTGCGGCTGCTACTGGTGGTAACAACCGCAATGATGGTATGTGGGACAACGGTGCGTGGTGGATTATTATCCTCTTCCTCTTCTGTTTCAACGGTGGTATGTGGGGTAATGGTTTCGGTCGCGGCATGGGCGGCCAAGGCGCTGGATCTCCTGCGTTCCAGGGAACTACAACTCGTGAGGAAATCGCTTATGGTTTCGACATGAATGGTCTCCAGAATAGTGTTCGTGGCGTACAACAGGGTCTCTGTGACGGACTCTATGCTATGAATACTGGAATGTTGAATGGCTTTGCTGGTGTTAATAATGCAGTTTGCTCTCTCGGCTATCAAACCGCTCAGCTTGCTAACGGTTTAACTTCTGACATTGTTGCTAACCGCTTTGCCGCACAACAGGGTGTATGCCAGGTTGAAAATGCTATCAATCAGGCTCGTTATGATAATACTATTGGTCAGAATAGTATTGCTCGTGAGATTTCTGATTGCTGCTGCGAGAATGGTCGCGCTATGGAACGTGGTTTTGCTGATATTAACTATAATATGGCAACCAACACTTGCGCTATCCAGACCTCTATGGCAAATCACACCCGTGATATTATCGACAGCCAGAACGCTGGCACTCGTGCTATCCTTGATTATCTCTGCCAGGAGAAAATCTCTGATCTCCAGAGTGAGAACCAGGCTCTCCGCCTTGCTGCATCTCAGCAGGCTCAGAACAATTATCTGGTCAGCCAGCTCGGCACTAAGGCACCCGTTCCCGCTTATGTGGTTGCAAACCCATACTGCAACTGCGGGACCGCAGCTTATGGTTGCGGTTTAACTGCCTAAATTAACCTATAAGGGGAGAGTAATCTCCCCTTATATTAAAAATAAGGAGGATTTGTATTATGGAAATTACCGCTAATGCTGTGCAAACAGTCGCGGCTAATCAAGATGTTTTATTCACAAATGTTGCTATCGCAGGCAACTCTTCTACCGTTCATCGTAGCGGTAGCGGTCAAGTAACTTTAAGAGGTTTGACTAATTGCCAGTGTCGTGCGCGTTTTCGCGTGACATTTGGAGGTAATATTGCGGTTCCCGCAGATGGTACTGCTGGACCAATTTCATTAGCTATTGCTATTGATGGTGAACCTATCAATACCACTACCATGATTTATACGCCAACCGCAGTTAGCACTTATGGTAATATTTTTGGCGCTATCTTTATTGATATCCCACGTGGATGCTGTGGAAAAGTAAGCGTAAGAAATATTTCTACTATTCCAGTAAGCGTTCAAAACGCTAATCTAATTGTTGAAAGGGTGGCTTAATTTATGGAACGACTAAAGCATATGGAAGAAGTCTTGATGGGCTGTGTTCAGGCACAGTTAAGTCATCTTGATACGGTAGATACTGAGGAATTAGGTCAGGCTATTGATATGATTAAAGACCTTGAGCAGGCTAAATATTACTGCTCTATTGTCAAGGCAATGGAAGAAGCCGAAGAGGACGAACCTAAAGAAATGAGCCATCGTCATAGAGATATGGATAGAGTATATGGAAGAATGTATTATGAAGGTCCAGACGGCCGTTATCCATGGAAAAAGCGCGATCGCGATGAAGACTGGAAGAGCTATCCTTATTATCCTGAACGCGGACGTGAGATTGATATTCGCGATTCTCGCGAAGGCCGCAGTCCAGTAACTCGTCGTATGTATATGGAATCTAAACAACTTCATAAAGATAAGACAGAAAAGGTTAAGGAATTAGAGAAGTATATGCAGGAACTCTCTGAGGACATCGTAGAAATGATTGATGGAGCTTCTCCAGAAGAACGTCAAGTTCTAGAGAAGAAAATGACTAGCCTGACTAATAAAATCGCGCAGTTAAACCTTAATGCTTAATATTAACGGGGTAAGTTGGAGGATATTGCTAGTACCTCCAACTTCCTCTACTCTTGCTAGAAGCGATGGGTCATTAGCTTCTGGTGTTTGTGATAATGATACTAAATGTATCTATATCAATGAGAATCTTAATTCTTCTTTAATGAAGAGAGTGCTATGTCACGAAATAACTCATGCTGCTATGTTCAGCTATGAAACTGATTTAACCGTTGAACAAGAGGAGTTATTAGCGGATCTAATAGCTACTTATGGATAGGAAATAATTTCTAAAACCAATGATATATTTCAACGATTAAAAGCAAATAAAGGGGACTTGTCAAGTTAAAGACAAGTCCCCTTTATTTTGTTATTCGGGTTTAATTGGTAGTTCCAATGCTAATTCGTAATATTCTTTAGCTTGACCATTTCCGCCTAATCCAGAATATATTCGATAAAACTCACTTAATTGGTCATATTGTTCTTGTGTCATATAACCCTATTTAATATAAGCTTTACAAAGCTAAACCAAACGGAATTTATAAGACGAAATAATTAGCTGCATATGACTTTTCTCAATATCTTTAGTTTCCATGATATATTTTCGGAGTTCTTCGATCTCTTTCTGAATCGGTTCAATACGAGAATCTATAGTTTTTTCTAGCTCAGTGTCTTTATTCTCTTCAAGTAATTTTTTGTAATTCTTTAACTAACTATGTAAGTATTTACAAAAAGCTAAGGCTCCCGCTGATACTAAGCCGAAAAAAATTTCAACTAAATGTTCAGCAATAAAAGTAAACATAAAATCCTCCTTCCTTAAACCTCTCAAAAAATTTAAGAGTTAAGAAAGGAGGATTATTTTATTTAGACCGCATCCTTACCAAGCGCATTTATTCTTCTTGATATGATGAGTTCCAATGCATACAGCGTCTGCGATATCCTAAATAACATGGATACCATAATTCTATTCTACATAGAGTTGAGCATTCTTTTTCTATTCTGCTCTTGTTCGACCTTTAATGCCTAAAGTAGATTTCCAAGACGAGGCGAGGACTGTTGAATGAGGAATCTGGATTTCTTGCAGTAATTCTGAAACAACTCCATAAACCTCTGCCAAGACCTTAAAGGTCTAAACATTATTAGCCACATTGTTCTGTTGCTAAATATCTTCAAAGATTACTTCGTCGATATTATAATCTGCAACTAAAGTCTAAATATCCTATCGCAACTAAACTAGTCTAGTATCGGTATTTGGATCATCTAAAGAAATCTTGCCGTAGGATTTTAACTCTCCATCTTCAAAGATAGCCCATCCCGTAACCTTCGAGGCTTGGTCAAGGGCTAACAAGCGACTCATTACTTACTTGTAGAACCGAATCCACCTACGCGCTCGCCTGTCGCGGCATCATCATCGGTTACTCCATAAGTATGAATAATTCCTTGTCCGATCTTATCTCCACGCTTAAGTTGAATAGCAAAAGGAGAAAGGTTGATAATCTGGAAGAAGATTTCGCCCTCATTGTCGGGATTATCGCAATAGTCGGCGTCGATAATACCAATACTGTTGCCGATAATCAGCCAATGTTTCAGAGGAGTAGAACTGCGGGCGCTCAGTTCGAGATACTGACCAGGCTCAAGATGACACTTCATACCAGTAGATACCAGAGGAATCTTGGCTTTAAGCTCCTTAGTAAGAGCTGCCATTTCATCAAAAGAAAGTGGGTCAATAAAACCATAGAAGTCTTCGTGGCGTTCTTTCTCAAATAAATCATCCTGAATCTTGGTTCTTAGAAAATCATAGGGAGGAATTACAATGTCCTCTGCGACTACAAAATCATAACCTGCGGAATTGGCGGTTGCACGAGTCGGCAGGGGTAGATCAACATCCGCGAAGCGAGAAACTTTTTCAAATTTAATCATTGTCCGTATCCTCCATATTGATAGGCATAATCCCTTCAGGGTCTTTCTCATTGTCGATAGTAATAGTAGCAGTTACAAGCTGATACTCTTCAATAATCTCGCCCTTTGCTTTAATATATTTAGTAGCGTACTTAAAGGAAGTTAACTCGCCGATACAGTTCTTGTCAAGCCACTTCCGCAGACGAAGAGCATCTTCGACAGTAGGTACGCGATACACATTCGTTGTTTTTAAAGTATACATCATTAAATACCTTCCACTTCAATTTTTTGCTTTGTATAATTACTTGTAATTAACTGTTGTCTAATTTCTTCTACTACATGGGATGGAGCATCAATCTTTACAGAAAAGATATTAGTTGCATCCGCAAGTAAACCAATATTCTTCGCAAACTCAGAAATATTGGAGTCGATTACTGTCTGCTACTGAGAGCCATCTCGGCAGATATAAACACGGGATTCCGCAGAAAATGGATCGTAATGAACTACTAATACGTTGTTCATACTTCAATCACTCCTTGTGTATAGTCAAACATGGCATACATGGAGCAAGTTTTATCTTGCTGAATCCAGAACTCAACCATGTCATCTCGCACTTCGATACCTTTGAGGACGCCCAATGTCTTAGCGACATCAATCATCTCAAAAGCCATCTTCTTTACATCATGCTCTTGATTATAGGTATATACAGTATAATATCTACCATCTACATTTAACATCATGTAGTATTTAGAGTCATGCTTAGTTAGAAACTGTTCAAGCTCTTCGGTTGCCCTACGGATTTCAGTCTTCGGCATCTTAGGAAGCTTGTTATAAGCAATCTGATTCATTTCATATAATGTCATAGCAATTCTCCTTTTCTTTTATTATAATATCACAAAACTTTAGTTCTGTCAATTAAAATGGCTCCTAAAGAGTTGCCAATAAGTGTCACTACAAAGAAAGGAAACATTTCATAACAGAAAGAACCAGAAGCTATAAAATAACATAAGTCTGCGATACAGTGTTCACCGCCAAAGAGGATAAAACCCGCAACACATAATGGAACCATATATGGAGCAGAATTGCGAAAACAAGAGACAGCAGTATACATAAACATACCACATACTATTGCTTTTATCATTACCAATCCAAGCGGAAGAGCTAATTTAGCAGCGACCAAAGGAATGGCCGCAGAGTGCGGGAAGAACAAGAGTAAGCATACTCCAATTAGGTTACCAACGAGAATTGTAGTAATATTTTGCATATCTGCGGGATTCAGATGCACAAAACCTATCGCGCCAGTATATAGCTTAAAGTTCATATTAAGAATAGTTAGGAGTCCTATAGAAAAGAGAAAGGCTCCTACTATTCCACCAACTTGAAGATAAATATAACTAGCTATGGCAATCATCATGCCACCAAAAATAGCGTTAATCAATATCATCATTTTCTAGTTCTAGATCCTTTATATCATCTTCATTGTCCGTATCATCATAATACGCTTGACAACAACAATTAGGGTGATAAGGCGGAAGAATTGCTTCATCTGCCGGCCATTCGCCTGCGTATTCTGCGCATCCGCCATCACAGTCTCCGCCGCTATTCTCGATTATAACAAGTTGACTTAATTTGCCCACTTTGTTTTGCATGACTGTGTTTTTAATAATCTGAGTTTCATTTCTTAGCAACCTATCATATTTGTCAATTAAATATACCCGCATTGCTTGTTTATCTGCATATGATGCTGCTTTATACCAGTGGTCAGCGATTCTTTCATTTAAAGTTTTATTGTCTTTATTATAGGTGAGAGATAATATATCGCTAACTTCAAAATCTTTCGTTCTAGAATAAATCTATTTTAATTTATTTGAAGTAATGCTATAAGTCTAAGTGAGAGAATCGTAGAATAATTGTTGAGTTTTATCTAATAGAGTCTTTGATTCTTCTAAAGCATTGCTATATGCAATAACTTGTTGAACAATTCGATTTAGACTAGATTCTACTCCAGCCTAAATCTTATCATTCATAAGAGTAATTCCCTTTTTAATCAATTCACGCTTTTTCATGGTAAACCTCGCGTAAGTTAATAATGCGCTGATTGCGGCTACCGCGCATAGGCAAGGTAATATCTCGCTCAGCTTGAATATAAGGACCATCAATCAAGACATCCGCGGTCTTAAGGATTTCCCGCATATTGGTATCAGAAGAATGAAGAAGTTCTTCGTATTTATTACCTGTCCAAATGTAGATTTTAGTATCCGGTAGCTCCTTCTTTACTGTTGTTATAATCAAGCGAGTAAGGAATGAGTTATTCTGGCATAAAGGTTCTCCGCCCATGATACATAGATTTCTATGTATTCCATTAGCTTTCAATCCAGTAATGATTGATTGCAAAGTATCTTGTGTAAACTCTCTTCCGCCATCAAAATCCCAAGTCTCAGGATTGTGGCACCCCTCACAATGGAAGGGGCACCCCTGAGTAAAGAATGATAGACACACACCAGGTGCTGAAGAAAAATCATTATAAATAATTCCTGCGTAACGAATAGGTCATTCCTCCAATCGACCAGCGTGTTTTACTCTGTCATTTGCTTCTGCAATTTTACCTGCATTAAATGCAGTCGTATAGTTACCAGTTAGATAACCAGTCACTCGTCTAAGCTGCTGGATATGATGGCTTCCACAAACAGGGCAGTGATCATTAAATTCGTCCATGAAACCACATTCAAGACAAGTATCATTAGGAACATTGATAGCAAAGTAAGGAATGTCATGTTCCATAGCATAATGCACTAGAGTTTCCAAAGCATCAATGTTATTTTTGACACCGCTATCAAGTTCGACATAAGTGATGCAACCAGCAGAAGAATACCCAGTTAACTGGCTTTCAATATCAATCTTATCGAACGGAGACATTTCTTTCCAGACTGGAACATGAATAGAGTTAGTAAAGTAATCTCTGTCACTCACATTAGGAATCTCTCCATACTTCTCTTTGAATTTTGTCATAGCGGTATAGCAAAGATTCTCAGCAGGTGTATAATATACACCAAAGTTTAACTTATACTGTTCTTTAAACTCTGCACATCTATCCTTGAAGAGCTGTTCAATTCGTTTCGCTAGTTCCATACCTTCTGGAGTAGTATGGTCTTGACCGATAAGGATTTGCAGAGTCTCAGCTAGACCGATCTGACCAACAGCAAGAGTACCATGTCTAAGAGCACTACGAGTAGTCTTACCATCATATCCTGCCATTAAGCCGTTCTCATACATGAATTTAGCGGATGCCGCGGGTTGAGAGCAGATATAATCAAAGCGTTCAATCAGCATATCTTTTGCTTCATGGATCTTCTGGTCAAGTTTATAAAGGAATCTGTCAATTAAAATTTGTCTATCATTAAAAGAATAATGGCCTTTTACATCTGCATCAAAGTTAATCTTACACTCCATAGCTAAAGTAGGCATGATAATAGTTACGGGGCAAATATTACCACGACCATCTTTTGTTTGACCCATACCGTTGATATCCCAGCCATTTGCGGTGCGGCAGCCCATAGTAGAGAAATAGGTCTTGGGGTCATTGATGTCATATCCCGCATTACCAGACCAATCAACATTAGCATAGTTGGGATAAAGTCTAGTTGCAGTAGATCTTAGAGCCAGTCTAAACAGATCATAGTTTGGATCACCGGGCTTTTGATTGACGCCTTTCATGCACTGGAAGATACCACATGGGAAGATAGAAGTCTTATGTAATCTACCAAGTCCCTCAATAGAAACATCAAGCAATGCTTTCGTGACCATTCTACCTTCTGGCAACGTACAAGTACCATAGTTGATAGAAGTAAAAGGCAATTGATTACCAGAGCGAGACTGGAGAGTATTGAGGTTATGATACATACCCTCTACCGCTTGATGCACTTCTTTAACAGTCATATCAAGAGCATATTGATATGCTTTATTATAAATCATATATTCATTATCTTCAATTCCAGCAGTATCTGGGATATGGTCAAAAAGCTCTTTATCGGAGATATTCTCAATATACTTTAAACCTTCAATATAGTGTTTTCTAAAACTTTTTCTTACATAAGGAACCATAGTCCAGTCAAGATGAGTAGCACTTACTCCACCAAACTGCTGTAAGGATTGAAGCTGGAAAATAACAGCAACTAATTGGAAAGCAGTATTCACAGAACCTGCGGGCCGCACGTCAGTCTGTCTAGTATTGAAGCCTTTTGCAAGTAGATCATCAAAAGGAATAGAAAGACAGTTGTGCATACCAACTGCATATGCAGATAGATCATGGATATAAATTTCATTGTTCTCGTGATTGTGGCGAGCCATATCAGAGACGCAGTAATCTAGAGCGTATCTCTTCATTTGCAAGTCAGAACCTGCGCCAACTCGACCCCCGAATGACATTTCATCGACATTAGCGTTCTAATTCTCAATGGCTGTGCCGTTAATCTTCTCAGAGAAAGCCCTAATAAAATCGTCTCTGCCGGAGCGCGCAACTTCTCGCTTATAGCGATAACGAATGTAGGTTTTAGCCACGTCCTTGCGCTCAGACCGCATGAGGAAATCTTCTACCATGTCTTGAATTTCCTCAACAGAGATAATATCTTCTGCGGTCTTTACACTATACTTAATTTCATCAGCGATATCATTCGCTGTATCTTCTTCATATAAAGTACCATCAACCTCGATAAAAGCCTTATTGATGGCATTAACAATTCTTTGCTTATCAAATGGTACAAGGATACCATTTCTCTTTTTCACTTGTAACAATCAAAACACTCCCTTGTATTATTTTTATGAACGGATACTATATCTGGTGTTTTTGATAAGCAAATTTAACAAAATTGCCCAGTTATAAGATCGACAGCACGAAGTAAATCGCCTGCATCTTGATTTTTAATTACTTGATAATCAATATCCTCTAAATCTTCAAAATCTTGTTCATCTGTCGAGAATCGTCTAATAATCTCCTTAATATCAGGATCCTCTTCTCTATTCAACTGCCTGATTAGACGTTCTTTATCGCTAGTCCGCACATAATAGGCAGTTAAGTCTACGAGTTTATCTTCCATAAGGCATCTAATACCTTGAGGGTTAAAGACGCCCACATTGATTTTATCTTTTGATAAACTAGATAAAGCAGTCCCATAATGCCAGTCATTAAATTCAGTTGCTTCTAGCATATCGCCATTAAGGACTTTCTCTGTGAATTGATCAATTGTCAAGAAGTGATAGTTTACTCCCTCTTGTTCTCCTTCGCGAGGAGGACGAGTAGTACAGCTCACAATCTCATTAAATTTATCAGGATCTACTTTAACGAGAGCGCGAAGGATTGTATCCTTCCCGCTCCCGGCTTTACCAAACAAAGCGATGACTTTGACTTTATTCATCTTCTTCTTCCTCCCCAGTTGCTCTCTCGCTTCTTAAAACAAGAGAACCATCAGCAGTCACTTCATCAATATGATATAACTGGTGACCATTAGAACTTGCATACTTCTTAGTTACAAATTCATCGCCTCTACGGATACCTTGCACCATAATCATATTTCCACGATTGAACCAAGACTTCTCAATGACGGTTTTAGTTCCATCACTATTCTTGCGGAAGGTCTGCTTATCGAACAAAGCGAAATACTCCTGTCTGAACTTAACAGATACTACACCTGTTGTTGTGAGTAGATATACAACGCTCTTAGTCTTATTTTTTGCAATACAAGTTCCGCAAATTCTATTGAGCTTATAGATTGGAATAATAGATGCGCCTTTCTTGAAAGTCTTTTCAATAATTGGCTCTTCAGGTAGAGAGAAGAAGTCTACTAAACCATACTTCTGAGTATTTACATCGCTCAATTCATGGTCATGGTAATAAAAGCACAGGACTTCCATTTCCCAAGAGGAGATATTTCCTTTAGCATATTTTTCCCAATCTTGCATGAAGATTCGAGTATTCAGTTCATCAAGAATACTATCTTTATTCTCTTTAATCCAATCTCTAAATATATCCATTTCCTTCTGATAGAAGTTATCCCAATCTTTAACATTGAATAAGAATATATCATTCTCGTTAATGATACCTTCTTCAATTCCGCCTACCTGCGTACTAAGTTCATAGATGAAGTCAACCGCTCGTTCATCCAACTTATAATATGTCCCATCGTACTTACATTCTGCTTTTAGATACCGATTGAACTCATAGATTCGACGCGCAAGAACTTGTTCTTCTGTATTTTCGGGTAAAAGACCATAGCGGATAAGACCTGGCATATTCTGTAGAGTTAAACGCTTCTTTCTATCGCAAGTCATCCACAAATATTGTACCATAGCTTCTTTACGATCGCAGAACTGATCAAAAGCACCGCCCTTAATAAGAGCAATCATAGCTTGCTTATTAGGCGTTACTCTATAATAAAAATCAACCATAGATACATATGGACGATTTGCAATAATCTCTTTAATCAAATCATTGTTGACATTAGTTAAACCCTTTAGACCAAACAAGATTTGATTGTTCTCTGCGTCGGGCTTAAATCCAAGTGCAGAATGGTTAATATCAACAAGAGATACCTTAATACCCTTGTTACGAATTTCACCAATAGCCTTTGCTAACTTTGTATAGTCAGATTGCTCGCCTTCATCTTCATCAATAGCACCGCTATTAACGATTAGGTACGCAGTATTCCAATACACAGGATTGAAATGAGTGGCGAGATAAAGAGTTTGCATACCAACAAAGCTATAAGCAAGAGCATGGATTACAGAGAATGAATAACCCATCTGCGGGCCGAGGCCAAACTTCCAGACATATTTACCCAATGTCTCTGACTTTGCAGTATCCAAAACCTTTTGGTGAAGTTCTGGAATCTTATTCATCTGCTTCTTACCAACAATCTTTCTTGCGGCATTTGCTTCAGCCAGACTAAAGTTGCAAATATCGGGGTCCCGCAACATCTTCATTAGCTGCTCCTGAGAAGGAGGCACACCATAAGATGATAAAAAGTAAGGCTCCAAAGTCTTCTGCTCTTGTTTCGTCAGACCATTATTATCCATCTCTTGATACCACAAAGAAATATTATTCTTATATCTGACATACTTTTCCATCGGAGTTTCTGCGCCCGGCTCAGAAGCCATAAGACGCATTAGACCATTTGCGTCCGCCATTTCGAGAGGATTATGCGGACGGATTTTCTTGGCCGCTTGTGCACCAACTGCACTATCGAACTGGAAGCAACCAATTACATCACCATTTGCCAGAGCAGTCCACATAGCTTCATCATCCTGCGGAAGAACAGATGGATGTAGATATTTATTATAAACCTCTCTAAGAGTTAAGTCTTTCTCAATAACTCCATCAGCTTGAAGAAGCTCAATAGTCTGAATGATAATATCCTGTACGCTTGTTAACAGGAAGTCATATTTCACAGAGCCTGCGGCTTCCTGGTCATGTAGATCCCACTGGGTAATCAATGCGCCCTTTGGGGTACGCATGACTGCGGCAGAATCATAGATATTTTCATCAAAGAGAATAACACCAGATGCGTGACTACTTCTCTTATTCACCATACCTTGAATACGAACAATGATGTCTAAGAGTCCATCATACTGCGAAACCGCAGTTACAAATGCTTTAACAGGCTTTCTGCCTTTCTCTTGATTGCCATTGACAACATCTTCAATAGGCCACAAGAAACCACGCTCTTGAGGAATCAAAGAACTCAGATACTGTGCTTCATCAACATCAATACCATCTGGATACTCCTCAGAACGATAACCTCTACACGCAGTCAAGATTGCAGATTTCGTACCTTCTGTGCCGAAAGTGCAAACCTGAATAAGACCAAGTTCTCCTCTTTCCTTGCGGATTTCGGCAAAGATCTTCTGAATTTTAGATGGCGCCAAGTCAAGATCGATATCACCTAATTCAACACGTTCATCGTTAATGTAACGCCAGAAAGGTAAGTCCCACTCGATAGGATCAAGTTGAGTAATACCAAGGAGATAATGGTTTAAAGCTGCACACGCAGAACCGCGGCCCGCACCAACTGTACTTCCGCAATCCCAGAACAAATCTACATAGTGTTTCAATGTATTAGGATATGCAAACATACAAGTTTGCAACTTTTCACCGATAACTCTCTTTACTCTTGCTTCTTCTTCAAGTCTTTCCCAATACTCTTTCTTGTGGATAAGACCTTTCTCTTGCATCGCAATGATGCACTCTTGAATCCAATATTTCTCTTGCTCATTATCGGATTCAATCAAAGAAGTTAGTACCTTATAGTCGTCACGGAAAGTATCCATCATATCTTCTGGAACTCGTGACCAATCATACTTATCATAATGAGTTACTTCTACTTCTGGAATAGACTGATGCTTCTCAAGAGAGTAAAACTCAATCTTATCCTTGATTTCATTGGAATTGTCGTAGATCCAATAAATTGTATTTAAGTCGTAGCTAGACAAAAGTAAATCTGTTGCCTCTTGCTCAGACATAAGATAAGTAAACTCATAAAATGAATCAACTTCTCTTTCTCCACCTTTGGAATTAAGATATGATTTATGCACATATCTATCTTCCTTAGTGAGATAGTGAGCATCTGTGCCAACACACATCTTTACATCAAATGCTTTAGCGATGCTAAGCATTCTCTTGTTCGCAATAATCTGCTCTTGATTGTCTGCTGGCGCACACTCTATATAAAAATCATCTTTACCAAAGACATCAATACCGAACTCCATAAAGTCGATAATCTGCTCATGGTAACGACGCGCATTATTTTCATCGTTAGCTTTTTCGCAAGCATCAAGATTTAGAATGGATTGTCCCAATTCTCCACCGATACAAGCGGTTGTGCCAATAATATCTCCCTTAAATCTCTGCATAACCTCTTTGAGTTCAGATTTGAGGAGAGGCACTCTTTCCATTCGACGGTCATAATAACCGTTCGTCCATGCAATAGAGGATAATTCTTTCAGACCTCTATAGCCATGTTCATTCTTTGCGAGAAGAATAAAGTGATAATACTTCTGGCCCATTTCTCGCGTATCGGTCAGATAAATTTCGTTGCCCAATGCCACGGTAAACTCAGGATGAGTTTCCTGAAGCTTTTTTGCATACTTGTTGACTCTCATATGGGCACTCAACGACTCGTGGTCTGTGATTGCGATTCCTGTCAATCCAAGCTCGATAGCTTTGTCAATCAACTCTTCCGGGTGATTTATACAGTCGAGAAGACGGAGATTGCTGTATTCTGTATGAGCATGATTGTTGAAATAACTCATAAACTGTCTCCTTTACCTTTTATATAAATATTATAGCATAATTAAATACAAAAAGCAAGTTATCAATCTTTTAGTACTAAGGTTAATTTCTGCGAAGCCCTTGTCACAGCCGTGTATAGCCATCTTGCATGGTCTGCTCTTTTAAGCACCTCTTCAAGCACTAATACTTTATCATACTCACTACCTTGACTCTTATGAACGGTAATGCAGTAACCATAATCAAATTGCTCTGGTCGCAACTGCTTAGGAAACATTCGGAAGTTTTCCTTGTTTACAGTTGCTTCTTTTGTGGTGATAAGCTTATAGTCCATCAAGAGTTCATGGAATACCTGATCACGAGGATCGGTTTCGTCAATGGTCTCTGGTGCGAAATCAATAATACACATAGGATTAAGCCAAGGATTCGGATAGGTAGCAATCTCTTCGATCGTGCCGATGGTTCCATTAACAAGAGCATCACCTGTGGCAGTAATCTTATCCCAGTTATTCTTAAGACAAATAACTTTATCTCCAACAATAGGAGCAGGAATATCTTCGCCATATCGCATATTGCGGTAATAATTATTCATAGTATGACGAGTAATATTCTTACCACAAAGAATTTGATCAGCCCATGTGAACATACCATCGCAAAGATCTCTCTGTCGAACGACGTTGATTTCTGAACCCTTGTAAGGTTTAATAATCTTACCTGCGCGAATATCTGCGGACAGGCGGATAATTTCGCTTTCTGCGGCCTGGCGCATAATTTCGTCAAGGAAGATATGCGGATGATCGAGGATACCATTCTCCTCGCCAATAGGAGGTAACTGGCCTGGGTCGCCGCAAGCAATTACATAAACATTATGCGATAGCAATAGCTCCCACATCTGTTTTGGTAGCATAGATACCTCATCTACGACGACAATATCACAATCAGAGTTAAGCGATTCTCTCGGAATATGAATGAAAGTGCCATCAGCTCGCTGTAAGGATTTGTAGAGTAGTCGATGTGCAGTCATCGCAGTTGGACAACCTTTATTTCTTAATACTTGTGCGGCTTTGCCGGTATAAGCAATATAGGCTACTCGTTCTGGGTTGACATCTAGAGCAGAAATAATGAACTTAATAAGAGTTGATTTACCTGTTCCAGCGTAGCCTGAAATCACGGTATAAGGTTCATTCTGGTGATATCGCTCTACTGCGATTCTCAATCCTTCCTCTTGTTTACGTGTTAGCTCCATTTTCCTTCTCCTTAATTACCGCATCTACTTTAGCTTTCAAGTCATATAAATCTTCTAGCTTTACATCATAAAGTAGTCTAGTATTCATCGGTAGCATAATTAAATCACCATCTAGTTTATAAGAGAGTTGCTCATATAGCGAGACTGCTTCTGAAATATTCATGCTAGTTAAATCTACATATAAAATATTCATACCGCTTTTCCTTTCCAAAAATAGTAAACCCTATTTTAGTTTCGGCGAACGGCCGTCTAGGTTCCGGCCAGTTCGTCGATTCTTTACTTTAACTTATGAAGTAATTATATGCAGCAATAGCATTTTGCTGTCGCGTATAATAGCTCCCAGAACCGCATCTCTCATAGCATTTAGCAAATGCCAGAGCAGCTCTTTTAATGTCGGTTAAATCCAAGAAACTATTGTAATCAAAGTTTCTCTTATAAACATAACCGAATGTATCGAACTCGTACTCAATAGTATCTCGCAGATAGTCGCATTGCTCTTCTAACGAGGCTCCCCATACATTTGAGTAGGCTTTATTCCATTGACATATACCATAATATCCGTTACCAGAAATCGTGGCTTGAATGTCTAATGTGTTACCTCCAGTTTCAGCCATTATATTACCAAGAATGCCAGCGCAAACTTGGTTACTGTAGCCCAGATCTTTGAAGTAGGTCCATATATAAGTAGCTGTTGGGTACTCTTCTTCCTTTTGATGCCAATGTTCCATGAGTTGGTCATATACGCTTTGATATTTCATTCTCAAAGCATTTGCATCAGCGTGTTCTTGTTTTGCTAATACAATGACGTCATGGTCTTCACTATAGCCTAGCTATCTAGCAGCTTCAGCCATTTGATGTGCGGCGTTCATATTCGAGATTTGTTCCGCAATAAGCTCAACCAATGTATCCATATCATCAAGAGTATAACTAACAGTTTCGTTATACGGCACGGAATAGGCTTGAGTAGTGACCACTAGGCCATAGCCACATCCGCATAAAGACAATATAATGATTAAACTTGTGATAACTTTAATAAAACGACTCATTTGATTGTTCCTCCTTTAGTAAGAGGTCGCGCAATCATTAAAAATAATATTCCTGACGATTTATAATCTCATAATTCTAGATAATAAGTTGTGGTGTTACACTATTGAAGTATTTATTTACTTCGGCCTTACCCACAAGATTAATAGTCACGCAACCGTTTTCGCTGAACAAACTATCCAGCTCCTCTTCGCTTGATTTAAACTTGATGCAAGTAACTCCGTTGGGTAATTGGATCTTCAACGTGGGGTTCCTATCTCTTGCCATGAGTGTAATCATGTCTTTTGTTACTGCAACATTTTCCACCGCGATAAGTGGTTCATCAACATTTTGACCCCAAAGATTTTTCATGTTACCTAGTTCAAGAATTTCTTTAGGATTAAAGTTGTTTACAGAATGAATAAAATCCACTTTATAACTTGGTGAAAATTCTATATCCTTGAGTGCATTATCGGCATATTCGAGAAAGGCATCAAAATTCTCGTCTAAGATACCGAAACCAAATGCATTAGGATGACCTTCAGCAAGATAAACTAAACCGCTATCTCGACAAAAGCCTCTGAAATCATTTAGTTTAGATTTCTCATATCCACGTGCCGAACCGCTCCAAGCGATTTTTCCATCTTCTTCTGCTTCCACTAACAATGCCACAGGCCGCTGATACTCTGCCATAAGTTTATTAGCAATTAAACCAGTGATACCTCTATCAAAAGAAGGATGTTCTAATTTAATTAACAGAATCTTATGGTCGAGGAGTTTATTATCCTCGATAATCGCTTTAACCTGTTCAACTGCGGCATCCTGATTTCTAGTCTGCCGATTCTTGACATTAGTACAAGTCCGCAGACTTTGTTCCAACCTTGTCTCTTGTTGACCAGAGCATCCTCTCTTAGTTGAAGGAACTAAATCAAAAGCTTTCCAATTAAGCATCGACTCAAATAATAGAGTCTTTTCAGCCATCGTTCCAACTCTTGTAATTGAATTAATAAGCGGCACAATGTAGAAAGCCACCCCGATAGGAGTAGGGTGATCACCTAACTGATAATGGTTCTTTTCCGCCATACCTTTGATAAATGGATTTTTAATTTGGCTTAATCCAGTTTGAACCAGATAGTGTGTTTCAAAATCTCTCAAATCCATCATATCTCCAACTAAGCCAATAGCTACTATATCCAAGAATTGATCCGCTTTCTGTTGATCTGCGGGAAGCAAAGAATCAATAAATTGACATAGCTTATAAACTACACCAACACCGGAAAGCGACTTAGTAGGATAATCACAAAGCTGATTATTTACGACACAGGCGTATTCTGAAATTCTCTCAGCCTAATGGTGATCCAATACAAGAACTTCAATACCCTTATCATGAAGAGCCTTATGAATATCGTAGTCATTAGAACTTGAATCTGGTGCAATGACCAATGATGTCTCTGGTGGAATCAACTCAGGGTTAATGCCATGAATCTTGCCATCGTGGAAACTATATGAAATATGCGATATAGCAGATGGAAATACGGCATGGATATAATTCAATAATAAAGCTGCTGAAGTATATCCATCGCAGTCGCTATCTACTTGCACATGAATATGAAAACTATCTCTACTAAGTTGATTAAAAATCATCTTAGCTGCACTCTCAATATTTTTGAGTAAAAGGGGTGATAAATTATCTGATTCTGATACATTAAGATAATGGTCAATATCTTCAAATTTAATCCCTCTATTTGTCAACACCTGTTCAATAGCGGAGTAACCGTCATGAATAGGCTTAATCAGCTAATAATCCATGATTTACCTCCTTAACCTTTTGGAATAATTCGTTCGGCTAATAACTTCTCAAAAACTTGCGGCCCTTGGTCAATAGGACTAGCTTTATAAGGTGAAATCATAGCTTTATCGAATATAGCTGTTACTCTTATAGAGTTATTATATTTATTATAAAAATGAATAAGTTTAGCTTTTAATCGCTTAAACTCATCATCGCTAATTTCTTGGAACTGTCTATCAAGAGCAATCACAATTTCTCTCGCGCCAACTTGTTTCAACAAATCAACCTGATAGCTCGATAAGCTACTTCCGCAAATAGCGACAGAAATATCATTCTCATGCCCATAGTATGATTGATACATCAAACAAGACTTTTCGCTCTCAAAAATAATCGCTGCGTGGATTCTAGCGATATTATCTTTGCTATTGTTTAAGTTATACAGATTCATACTTAATGGATGATTGTATAACTGCTTACCAATCAATAAAGGTCTATATTTACCATATCTCTCAGCTTCATCTGCCGCTAAAGAGCGACCTCTAATACCAATCAAACGATTATCAATATCAAAATGCGGAATTGTGATTTGCTCGCCGCCTGGATAGTAGCCAATAAGATTTTTCTTACTTACTTCATCACTAATTCCTTCTCGCTCCCAACGAGAAATTCGAGGATAAGCAAAGCGAGTAAGAATAACTGGATCATATTCTTTTAATTGAACCATAGGTTTCTTTTCTGGAAGCCGCAGATTGTGTTTCTTAAATATGTCCCAGTCTTTTAATTCCGATTGTTCCTCTTGTTTTTCGATACCATCAAAACCAAAGTACGATGCTATATAATCCATAGCATCGTACATTTCCCATTTCAGTTGCTTTTGATTTTTCATTACCTTGATACATAGGTCAAAGATATCAAAAGTAGGGTCAATACAGCCAGTATAGCATCTAAACAATCGAGTATTAGTGTAATAATAAAGCTTGCGGGAACCTTCGCCAGGTAGATTGTGACAAATGGTCTGGGAGATAAGCCCTCCATCTGTGTACTCAGGCTCGCCTCCCCAAGCTTCTACCAAGTCATAAATCTGCTCTAGTTCTAGTTTCTCCTTTAGCTCGTCTTTATCATAATAACGAGACATTACTCAATAATAACGAGATGAGTTACCATACCACGCAAACCATAACTCTCATTGATGATATTCATTACATACTGATAAGGGTTCTTCTTTGCTTCATCATCCTTACGAGTAGAAAGAATACCATCAAACTGCTTCTTAGTAATCTGATAATCAATAGCCTTAGAGTTCTTCATATTATCTTCTCCTTAATTATTATCCCATGCGCTGGGTCCATCATCTACAATAACCTTAATATCTTCAATGCCAACCATCTCATGATGCCAAGTAGTACAAAACTGAGGATGAATGCGGCAAGTACCTAAATCCGCCGTACACCATAAAAACACGCCCTTATAAGAGCCTCTTCTATTCTTGTAAACAGAGAGTTTAATATTTGGTCTTTGAAGATTGGGGTTTGCTTCAAGAATTGGTTCTAACTTTGCTAAATCTTCTTCTGAAACACCTAGCAAAATCATACCTACGTCAGCTCGGTCGGCAATACTCTTAGCACCACGTAGTAAGTTCTGGTCAGGAGTTTCGCTATCTTTATAATCACCATTCAGCTGAGTTGCTGACATGATAAAAATACCATATTTATTTGCCAAATCTTTCAGTCTTGCGGAAAGCATAAACAAGATATTATCCTCTCTCAAGCGGATACCGCCTGTCTTCTTGGTAATTTCCTCCAAGATTTTCAAAGAGGTCTGAATATAGTCGAACAAGACATACTTAACATCATGTTCTCGAATATTCTTCTTAATCTTATTCTCAACATCTTGCAAAGAGAAATCTGGTAATTCCTCAATCCAGATAGGGCTATCTTTAATAATCTTCGCCGCCTCTACGACTCGCTCGCGCTCTCCCTCAAGATACTGACCGTTAAGAATATGCTCCTCATTTACGCAAGAAAGAAAAGCCAACATCATTGTTTGAACTTCACCTTTATCTTGCTCTGTGGCAATAAAGAGTGTTGGTTGAGACGCGCCATTCTTAATCCAACCAAACTGTTCATGGTAGATACGATTACACGCAAAATTGCAGGCATCCGCGATCATACTTCTCGTTTTACCGATACCAGTAGCTGCGGACCGCAAGTAATATTTCCGCAATCTTGCTCCTCTTGTTACCGTATTGATAAGCGGTCCATAGAGAGGAATACCGACCTCTGGATGCTTCTCAAGGTCTTCGATTAACTCCATGATACCATCACCCGCTTGATACCCAAGACCTAAATCATCTTCAATATACTTACTCTTGATTTCATCAATCTTGGTATCAATCGTATTTGCAATATCAATTAGTGAAGTTGCATCTAACCAATCCTCTTGTTGCTGACGCTTCTTAGTATCAAGAAGATTATCTGCGTCATACAATCCACTTACATCTACTCCATAACTATCATAAGCTCTTAACAAAGTGAACTTTTTCAATCTACCATAGTAGTAATTAAAAGTGTCTTGTCTAGCATTTTGAGAAGCTTCTAATAGATACTCAACACCTTTATTCTTCTTAAAGATTGCATCAAACTTAGGTCTATTGGCTAGATAGTCAATAATAGCGTCGATATTAACCTGACTACCTGTCAGATGAATATTATACATACTACCGAATACAATCTTATGGAAATCTTCTACGAAGTCCTCTTCGTGGATCATATACTTGTCTGTGTCATCGAGAATCGCGGCATTATTGAAGACACAACCGATAATCTGTGTGATAGCAGCAGTATCAACATAACTACTATTCATGTATCTTCCTCTCCTTCGTCTAAGAATGTAAATAATTGCCGCGTATGCTTCATTGGCTCTCTCTTAGGAGGAACAATGTGAATCTCCCGCACAGGCAAATTATACTTTTGAATTTCTACTCCCTTATTGCGCTCTTGAGCTTCCCATAAAGCTCTCCAATAGTCAAATGCTTTATCATATACCCAAGGAATAATACCGATACCGCCGTTAGCTTTTTCGATCGGATTACCCTTAACTTCAAAGAAAAATTTCAGCGTTTTTCTCATTCCAGAATAACTATAATTTTTTTCTTTTCTAAAGGTGTCCATCTGTTTCCTAATTTTGATTGGGATAGTGCTAACTCCAAATAATTCCTTGATATATTCTTCTAATTCACGTTTGTCTTTTTCTTCTTGAGTTTGATTTTCTTCTTCGGTCCTCGCACAAGCTACATGAGCATATCGTCTTGCGTTTGGTTTTACGAAAGGCTCGGTATTAGCATCAAACATCTGGCCGCAGTACAAACACTTCACCATATGTTTTGCCATAATCATTACGCTCCTTTCTTTACATTTTCTATAACTATTATACCATAATTATGATAAAAAATCAAAAGGAGAGTATTCATACAAGAATACCCTCCTTTAATCTTAGCCCTTAATTAGAAGCTCCAAGTCATGAACAATAAGGTCGATTTGTTCAGCTTGCTCAGGAGTACATTCTCCGACTTTCTTTCCCCTACCAAGATACTTATCAACAATAGCGGTAATCTTACCGGCATTAGACTGATTAGCAGACATCAATTCGCCAACCAATTCTTGGAAACGAGCATTTAGTCGGTCAAAATCATAAGTTACATCTTCTGTAACTACCTGAGTAGCTTCATTAGAAATAAACTTACCACCAGTCTCTTCTGCCTGCTTGTCGATAGCTTCCGCAATTGCATTTACTAAGTTATCATAGGTAAACTCAATAGAGTTCGGGATATACTTGAAACGAGAACCAGCTACATAACGAGGAGTGCCTCTCATAAAGAGACGAGTCTGAACGCCCTCGTCAGTATTTACGGAAGTAGAATAACCGATAATGTCGCAAGTTCTCTCGCAAATCAGACGACCTCTCTTATCAAGAGTAGGAACGATTTGGTTATACTCGTTACCCTCTTCATCCTTAAATACCTTATCAGTAGAGTGGGAAATCAAAATCAGACCATAATTCAACTGAAGAATCTTGCGGATCGCCTCGTCGAATTCGGTACCAACCATGGAATAACCCTTACCATAGGGTAGATCCGCGATGGTATCAACACCTTCACGATTGCAGACATACTTCTCGCAATAGCTATAAGCAATATCTGCGGTGTCAATAACAATGGTCTGGAACTTTTCCTGTACTTCTGGAGTTTTCAGCTCTGTAAAGAGCTTCTTAAATTCGCCCCAGCTATTGATAGGCTGGGCATATACACCAGGCAACGCGTTATAACCTTTCTCAAAAGCGAGAAGAAGCGCGCCGGGAAATTTACTGGCAATCGTAGTCTTACCAGACTTAGGAGTGCCATAGAACAAAACGGAATATCCTCTTAAATCTCTTGATACTTCATGTGGTTTAAGGTCAAGCAAACTCATAATTATTTTTCTCCTTTAATTATTTTATTTATAATGAGGAAATGAAAGGGGTAGATAACTACCCCTTATTTAATTAGAAGTTGTAGTCGCCCTTTGCGGGAGCCGTAGTTGCTTTAGAAGCACCGGCCGCAGCCGCGTTACCACGAGAAGCCTGATACTCGTCCTGACGCTTCTTAATCTCAGCAAGATGAACCTCACGAGCGGTCATCATTTCACCAAGTTCAGAAGCCAACAAAGTATCTTCGCTATCCCACTCATAAGTCTCAGGCTGCGCCCAGTTAATCACAAAGTCACGCTGAGAAGTACGAGTTTCCTTTACAACAGCTTCACCAAATGCGCTTTCTTCCTCGGTCTTGCGTACAATAGTTTTGGATACCTGAATACCCTGAACTCTGGTGAAGACCGGAGAACTAGAAGAAGCGCCGAGATTTTCGAAATAATCGAGAGCCTTAGCAGGAGCATATGGCTCATAAACGCTAAACTCAACAGGAAGCAAAGCATTGCGGAAGTCAAACACGCAACCCTTAACAATTACCTTTTCGGGAGTTTCCTTCTCTTCATCGGCCTCAACACGACGGACATTAGTAATCACCATATCAGTGTTGAAAGTTGCACGACTCTTAGGCTCACACAGTTCCTGTACCTGATGTACGAAGCCTCCCTCGTTACGACGGACAGACACCAGATTACCATCCTTATCATACCACTCATTTAGACCAATGGCAGTATCAATACGGACCTTACCTGCGTTCTCTTTGCCGTGTTCCATTACAGAACCAATCTTGCCATCAATGATAGATTGCAGAACATTAAAGGTGTTATTAGGCTTGCCCTTAGCGGTCACCGCAGTTACATAAGTGAAATGCACCTGCACAACATTGAGCATCTCGTCATCAGTTGCCACGCTAAGAGTACCACTAATAAACTCAGTACCTGGATTTTTAGAGTTAGGACCGCTCTCCTTCATTTCCAGCTTGTGCTCGTAAACATAACCTTCGACATGGGATTCATTCTTCATTTTCTTACTCATTGTTCAAATTCTCCTTATAAGCGTTAATATCAAAATTTTTGCCCTTTTCCGTCAAGCTATAAATGACAGGATTCTGGCCATATTTATCTACAAACCCATCAGATACGAGTTTACGAATAGCTCCAGATACTTTGCGAGATGAAATAACCATTCCGTCTGCGATATCTTTTGCTTTCAAACTCGTAGCATCACAAGTCTGTAAATATTCAAGGATTGAAAGTCCACTTTCTGTGAACATGGGTTTCTCCATACCTTGCTGAGCAAGGAGGAGATTATAGACATCTTGTACTTCATCGGGAAGTACAACTGGCTCCTTGCAATTCTGCACTAGCCAGTCGAAGTAATCAGTAAATGCTTTGTACTTATTATTCATTTAATCCATTTCCTTACCTTTTATACATATATAATAACATAAAATTAAAGAAAAATCAACTAACCCTATCATACCGCCAAAATTGATATTTGATGTCGTTATATGAGGCCATTGAGTCTTCCTCAATAGCATTCCATTCTTTTGATTCATCGAGATTAGAGAAAAAGGTATCAATATTATCATGGCTTGCATAGATTTTTGTTACATAAACTCTATCACAATAGGGGAGAAGAGCATTGTAAATCTGTCCTCCGCCAATAACAAAAATATCCATATCGCAAGTCTTAATATAATCAAGAGTTCCCTCTAATGGCATTGCAACAGTTAGATCTCCAAGAATAGAAATCACTCCATTTGAAACCATTGAATTAGAAACAATAATATTGATGCGGTCTGGAAGTCTTGGAAGAGTTTCCTTCTTAGGAAGACTCTCCCATGTATTGCGTCCCATTACTACAACATTATATTGGGTCAGCTCTTTAAAATGTTTTAGATCAGCGGGGATATGTTCTAATAGTTGACCTTGATAACCAATACCCCAATTCTCGTCTACCGCAACAATAGCAGAAATCATATGCCCAACTCCAACTTTAACTGCGGCTTCATGGGAGAGTAATTCTCCATCGTAAAATCATCAATGGTCATGTCATAGAAATTAGTTTTCTCAGGATTTAGATGCAATACAGGATTCTTGCAAGCATCATCGCCAAAGAACATACTATTAAAAAATCTTGAAATCATTTCATGTGCAGCATCCATATGACGGTCATAAATCTGTTCATTAGCCACTACATGACTAAATACTCCAGGTTTATAACCAGTATGACGAGCAATCATCATCAAGAGCGCTGCATACTGGATTTCATTGATACCACCGGGACCAGAAGCAGTAAGCATATCGCCGCTACGCTGAACTAGCATCATATCAAGATATTCTCCACGAACATTCCAGATGGTTAGAAACGCACAAGGTGCCAATCCCGCAGTTTCACGAAGATCAGCTTCCTGCCATAAAGAAACTACCTTGCGGCGGCCATATGGATCATTTTCAATATCCTTAATCAAATTATTGATTAAATCATATCGACTTACTGTTGCTCCATAACGTTGACCAATCGTACCATCGCCAATATCCCAGTCACCCCACCAATTAACTCCCATTTCTTCCATCTTAGCAATTTCATTTGTGGGCTTTTGATAGATAGTGAAGATTTCTTTAATACCAGTTTTCCAAGCCATTGGCCGCAGGGTACAGATAGGAAATTCTCCTTTAGACAAATCATAAGTGCGGAAATTATGATTTACAGAGAGAGTATGCGCGGGAGTACCATCGGCGTAATGTGGTCTTGGATTAATGTCCTTATATCCATTATCAAGAATAAGGTTGATTGTTTCAACCATATAATTGTCTGCTTTATTCATTCAGTTATCGTCTCCCACAGTATTTGTGTATCCTACAATGTTGAATTGATCGAGCCAGCAATCTAGTTCATCAATAACAGCAATATATTTCATACCTCTCGCTTTTGTTAGAAAATATCCATAGCTAATAAATCCTAAATTTTGAGGCAGATTACGCTCTTTTGTTAATTCTAAGAACTTTTTAACCATCAGCTGAGGGTGTTGAGTAACAAAGAGTACCGTCTTATCAGGATACTTATGCGCTAAATCATTTGCGTAGTGCATTAAGCTAGTTGTCTTACCTGCACCACGACTTGCAATTACCTTAAACATTATGAACCTCCACGAGTTCCATTCATACCTAGTTCTTTAGTCTTATAGAACTCAATCCAATAAGTCTCTCGTTCATTTAACTAATCTCTAGGCACTTCTTCCAAAACCTCAAATATAAAATTATATTGACCAGATTTTTGCATCGCCTAATATAACTTATTAGTCGCAGGTCCGTATGCTAAAGAGGTTTTAATGTGCTGTCTAAAACGCTCTTTAATATCAACAGACTAACCAATATAAGCCTAACCAGTTGTTAGATCGGTAATCTTATAGATGCCGCATACTTTACCTTTATTAGTGGCAAATAGATGCGTCATAAGAATATCATACGCAGGACGATAATAGGTCTCCCATATTACTTTATCAATGATTTCCTTTTTCACAAAGTGAATTTGCAAATCACGCAATAGAGTAATATCGTTCAAACTAAATTCATCAATAGCAAGACGATAATAATCCTAATCCGCGGCAATCGCTTCTTGGCGTTGCTAAGCCTAGATATAAGATAACTATTTAGCTTCCAATTCATGGAGTTTATCTTGCTAATGTGAAATTTGATTAGTTATCTACTAAAGTTCTGCTAAATGATATTTTTCTTTAGCTTGATATGTCTCATCAAGCTCTTTACTTTTCTTTTCAAATTGAACTCTAGCGCTCTCTTCTGCTCGCTATTCAGCGCTCTCCCGCAACTTATTCGCAGTATCGTTTAAAGAATTGACAATTTCATTATGTGATACAATATCTTCTTTTACTTTTGCTAATTCTCTCTATTTCAATGCAATATCTTGTTCAATGCGTTTATTTTCTTCTTGTCTTTCTTTATTTATCAATACTACCTAAAGCCGATTATTGCGGAGATATAAAACATATCCTATTAACGCAAGAATAACCAAGCCTGATAATATATAATAAATCATAAGTAAAAGAAATCGGTAAGAGGCATAATCCTCTTACCGATCTAATTTATTACTCCTGGGCGTCAGGATCGAAAGCCAAGCCCTTGTCAGTCAAGCGAAGATACTTAACTTTCTGATGGGAGCCATCGGCAAGCTCAACCTCAGCGGGCTCACGCACGCCATAGTCCTTGCGCTGTAGAGCAGAGGTAAAAATACCATCAACCTGGCGCTTCTCAAGACCAAGAGCTTCAGCCACATCAGCGGCAGTTAGATCCTTGTCAGTATTGTCCTTTAGATAATCAAAAACCTTACGAGTATTTTCCTTCATAGCCATTGTAATAATCTCCTCTAAAATGTATTATTTAATTCTCGATGCAATTAAAGCATCAATTTCCAGTAAAGCATTTATCCCATCGGGAAGAGCCATAATCTAGTTAGTTAACTGCATAATTCGGTCTTCTGCGTGGGCTTTTTCCTCTTTTGAGGAATTTTCATCTTGGTGAATAAGTTCACATTTATAGATTTCATCTGCGAACCGCTTCATCTGTTTACGGGTCATACAATCTGTCCTTTTACTATTGCTTTTCTGAATTACATATATATTATATCAGAAAATATTTTTTAAGTCAACAAAAAATTTCTGATATTACGCAATCTTTTGCATCCTTGTCGTCTCTTTTACACTTGAATACTGGATGTCGCAAAGTATGCTCTTTCTTATCAATTTGCATACAATCAAGAGCAACAACATGGCCAAGCCACGAATCTGGATTCTCAGTCATCTCTCTTTTGTTATCGTCAGTTAATCCAGAGCTAACTGTACCTAAGTCAACAAGTTCACCGTTATCATTGTACGCGCCAATCCTAATTGCGGTTTTCCAGCCAAGAAAATAAGGTTTAGTTACAGGAGTATAAAATCTATCCGTTTCATCCAACCAGCTAAAACCATTAACTGGAGGATTATTGAGATACTTCGCATATAGATTACCCTCAACCAAGCGAGGATTACACCATCCGCCAAAGCAATGATCTTCCTCAAAGCAATCATAGAATGAGGGTTCTGTCTCTTCCCAATATTCCCAAGAGGCCAACTCTTTACCGGTATACTCCTTTGTAGCATCACAAAATCCAGTGCAAATTAAATCAATAGAATCCATCTGTTTAACTTTAATAGTAGACCAGGCGGGTCTTTTACCAGGGGTATATGGATAGTCTTTCTTCTTTAAAACTGCACCTTCGCCGCCAGATTTCAAGATACGAGAGATTTCAGCTTCCATATCTTCGTCAACACGAGTGGCAAGTCTCAAAAAACTGTACTGGTCGAGATCATGTTTCTTCCAGATTGCTGCAAGAATTTTATAGCGCAAATCCGCAGGTGAGTCAATAAGATTGACTGTATCATATGCAATAATATCATGCACATAATAATGGATTGGTTCTTTCTCTTGTCTCTTGATAGCAAGAGCAGGTAAACACCCCATAATACTTACAGTATCTTTCGATGTACCACCGGGAACATAAATTTCTCCAATGAGAATTGTTCCTGCGGGAAGGCAGCTCAATGCTTCCTTCAAGTGAGGTACATTGTCACTTTTTTCTGTAAGAATACCAGATAGTTTACTTACTGTGCGACCAAAAAGATAAGAATGGTTTTCAGTTTTTACAAACTGATAAAATGCTCCATCAATCTTCTCTTCAAGGAAATATTCCCCATTAGAGCATACTTCAGAGAGCATAGATTCCTTTCCCGCAGGTAACTTCCAAATGAGCATTGGCTCAATCATTAAGTTTTCTGCTTCAGGATACAACTCATGTATCTTACTTTTATCAAAACTCATTTATTGCAAACTCCTTATCCCGCGAGCAGTGACATTAAACCAGCACAAGCAAAAATGCCAAGAGTACAAATAGAACTTATGGTAAATTCTATCCAAAATATCCTAGACCATTGGGCAGATTTTTCCTCGTCGGGAAGGTTTATAAGTTGCATAACAATACTTATACTTAAAGCTATACATCCAATTCTTACTATCTCACGCAATACAAATGCTACTACAGTAATTAGTCCAACTAAAAATGCATTCATATAATAATTAAATCCTTTCTTCTTATATAAATATATTATAATAATTAAAAAGAAAAGTCAACTAAGAGAAAGAATGGGTATACCCATTCTTTCTCTTATACTTGCGTAATAGAAATCACTTGTTCGTTATTCTTCAGCATGATATTGCCCATAGAAATTCTACCAAGAGTGGGAATGTCTTTACCACTGATAACAATAGATGACTTGTCACCATTAATAAGGAGATTATCGCTTTCTTTGATAGTCTCCGCTCCAGCGATCTCTCCCTTATAGCAGAGTAATCCCTTACCTCCACGATTCTGCAAAGTAAGTTCATCAATCTGCATTTTCTTACCCAAGCCATTCTTGGAAACAATAGCAAGATAATCTGCGGGATCCACGATCGGCAATGCCGCAATTACACTATCGCCATCATTTAGTTTCATGCCTTTAACCCCTTGCGCTGTGCGCGAAGAGATAGGCATTTCCGCGGTTCCAAATCGAATAGCCATGCCATTCTTTGTTAGCAATAACATTTGCTCTTGATTGATAAATGTAACATCTGCAAGTTCATCACCATCTTTAAAACTGATAGCGATAATACCCGTACGCTTCATCTTATCATATTCATCAAGGGGAACCTTCTTGATAGTACCATTCTTTGTGGCAAAGAAGATAAACTTCTTGTCAGTATCTCTGGTCATTGTTGTAAATGCCATAGGTTTCTCGCCATTCTCAAACTCAATTAGAGTGGAGATAGGCGTTCCGTTAGACGCATTTGTACCTTCTGGAATATTATCCACTAATACACGATACATCTTGCCCTTAGAGGAGAATACCATCAAGGTATCTTGTGTATTAGTTTTTTGCGAGAAGAGAACAATATCACCGGTTTTAACACCAGTAGTATTACGCTTTTGAGCTTTGAAGTTCTTAGCATCAATACGCTTAATAGTATTCTTTTTAGTCACTACAACTACGCAATCTTTCGGCTCAACAACGACTACTTCTTTCTCTTGCTTAGGAATGTCTGTATTAAGCAGCTTAGTTCTACGAGCATCGCCATAAGTGTCTCTTAACTGAGTAATCTTAGAGATTAAAACTTTATTTCTTACTTCCTTATTAGTTAAGATTTCAATACACTTAGCAATAAACTCTTTCTTTTCTTTTAACTCATTGACTAATTCTTCTTTATCAATACGAGTTAATTTGCCGAGCTTCATATCGAGGATTGCGTTTGCTTGCACTTCGTCAACAGAGAGGAAATCCATTAGCTTGATTCTCGCATCAGCACGTCCCGCAGATTGTTTAATCAATGCAATTACTTCATCAATCTTATCAACTGCGGCAATCAGACCCTCAAGGATATGTGCTCTTGCTTCAGCTTTCTCTTTATCAAAAGTCGTGGCGTTGACAAGAACTTCCTTTTGATGGTCAACATAAGCGTGAAGCAAGTCAACCATAGAGCACAGTTTTGGAGTACCATTGACAATATAATTCATGTTATAGGATAAAGTAGACTGTAAATCTGTCAGCAAGAATAACTTATTCAATGCCTTAGATACAGACACTCCATCTTTTACATGGAATACCAACTTGTTCTGACCGATATTAGACTCATCATCAAAGTCATCAATCAGCTCACTTAGAACATCAATATTCTTCTCAATCTGCTCCTTAATCTTATTGCGGTAGGTACGATAAGGAATACTAGTGAAAACGATATCCTGTCCATCAATCTCATAATCACCCTGAATTTTCAGAGAAATATTAGACTTACCGGATGCAAAAGCTGTCCGCACATCCTTAATGTTAAGAACTGTACCACCGAGAGGGAAATCTGGACCGGGAATATAAGACAAGACTTCATCAATAGTCAGGTCACCCTTCTCAATCAAAGCAATAGCAGCATTACATACCTCTGTCAGATTATGCGGAGCAGAGTTATGCGCCATAGAAATGCCGATTGCCTGACGACCGTTACAGATTGCGTTAGGGAATAGTGAGGGAAGAATGATAGGCTCTTGGAACTCACCATTATAAGTCTCTTTAGTAGGAACAACATTCTTACTAAAGTCATTCATCATCAAATCGGTAAACTTAGAAGGCTTAGCCTCAGTATAACGGGAAGACGAGAACATATCGTTATTTTCCTGCGTGCCCAACTGTCCTTGACCAGTAACAAGAGGATAGCGCATGAGGAACTCCTGCGCCATCTTCCGCAGAACACCATAGCAGGCAATATCGCCATGGAAGTAAGAGGTTGCCAGAGTAGAGCCAATAATAGCATTACACTTTTTAGTCTTGCTCTTGTTATCCATCTTTAGATAACTTTCCATAGTCCAAAGAATCTTTCGCTGAGCACTAAGGAGACCATCTTCCGCGGCAGGAATCGCACGATCGGTTAGAACTTCTTCTGCATAAGTTAGAAAGTTATCTTTAGCTTCATCAAGAATATCAACTTCTGTAATCAAACTCATAAAATCACTCCTTATTACTCAAAATTGAAACCGAGTTCGTTAGCATTATCGTAGATATATTGCTTGCGCGGTTCAACTGCGCTGCCCATCAGAATATTGAGTAATTCTGTGGTTTTCTCTGCGTCAGAGATAGAAATACGCTTATATCTCTCATTCATAAAGCAGACCTTCTGCAAATCTTCAGGATTCAACTCGCCAAGGCCCTTAGCACGCAGTAAATCATACAAGCCGTTATGACTATTCTTCCACTCTGTTAATTCATCTTCGGAGTAACAGTAATACTCTTTTCCTTTTTGACGAATAATATACAATGGAGTTACAGCCCTGTATAGCTTACCAGCTTCTACAAGAGGTCGCATATAGGTATAGAAGAAAGTAATAAGCAAAAGCTCAATATCTGCGCCATCACTATCTGCATCGGAAGTAATGACAATCTTGTCAAAATTCATCTTGTTGACATCAAAAGAAGAATCAAATCCCGCGCCAATTACACGCACAATATCTGACATCTCTTGATTCGCAAGAATCTTGTCTACTGCGGTTTTCAGAGGAGAGACAATTTTTCCTCGTAACATATAAATGCAGTCTGTTTTAGGATTGCGGGCCTCCACCGCAGATGCACCTGCTGACAAACCCTCTACAAGAAGAAGGTTACGATTCTTAGGATTCTTATTCGTGCAATCAATAAACTTGTTACTGATTTGCATTTTTGCCTTAAGACCAGTTTCCTTTTTTGCTTTCACGCCACGAGCAGCATCTCTTGCCTTACGAGCAGCTTCTCTCGCCTTACGAGCGTTAAGCGCCTTATCCGCAATTCCCTTAATATCTTTCTCGTTTGCGGCAAACCAATACTGGAGTTCCTCAGCAATCGCGGTAGTAAAAGGCTTCATATCGAGTTTAACAACTCTGCTCTTGGTTTGAGCGTCATATGCAACACCAGGAGCGGTCACATTAAAGGCAATATACATACCTTCCTGACAATCTTCACCAGTGAGATTTTCGTCCTTATCTTTTAGCCACCCTTTTTCACGGAAGAATTTATTCATCTCTCTCGTGAGGATGGTTTTAATTTGCGTAATATGCGGACCTGAATCTGTAAGGCCAGTATTTACATAAGGGACAATGGTTGCAGAATAAGCATTTGTATAAGTCAGAACTAAATCCAACTTGTTCTTGCCATCAGAAAAATTGAAGTTTAAGCGGTTCTTCAAGATTTCCTTACCTTTAACTGCTTCATCTACTAAGTCCATAAGACCATTCTTAGAAGCGAAGATAACCTGCGGTTGTCCTTCTCTATTCAACTCGATAGTCAGGCCTGGGCACAAGCACGCAATTACCTTAAAAAGATTGGTAATGACAGACATATCTATCTCTGGATGTGTGAAGAACTCTTCATTAGGCTGCCACTGAACCAAAGTACCAGAGGGACTATTCTTGTTATCCCATGCGCCAGTATCTCGTTTATCAAAGACGCCTTCCTTGAACCAGATATGCTCGTACTTGCCATCTCGATGAGTAATTACCTCAAGCCAATGAGATAGATAAGTGGTTAACTTACTACCAATACCATTCAAACCAAGAGCGGTACCCTCATAAACGCCATCGTCAGAATACTTACCAGAAGTATTCAGCACACTAAAGGATGCTTCAAGTACAGTCTTACCATCGTCGCGCTTAGCATTAGGAATAAATCCCTGACCGTTATCTTCTACGATAATCGTATTATCATTCTTAATGGTAACAATAATCTTATTACCATGACCTGCTTTAAATTCATCGACCGCGTTAGATACAATCTCAATCAATAGCTGAGTAGAATACTCAGTGCTACCGACGTAAACGCCAGGCCGCAGTCTTGTAAACTCTAATGGAGAAAGTGACTCGATTGATTTCTCGTCATATAGTTTTCCCATATTTAACCTCCATACATATCTAATACTTGCTGTTCTGTAATCTTGCCTGTTGCTAATTGGTCAGCAAGCTCATTAAACAGCGTTCCATTATGTCCTTTTACATATCTTAAATCAACCCGTAATCCTTCTTTAGTTGTTAATCTATCGTATTCGAGAATTAAGTCCTTATTCTCTAAAGGTTTATTGCCGGCACGAACCCAGCCATTCGCCTTCCAATTCTTAATCCAATTAGTGAAACTGTTGACGCAATACATAGAATCACTATAAACAATAGGAGTAAAGAAATCGCCGTCTTTCGCACCATAATGAGTTAATGCCCACAAAATTGCAGACATTTCCATTCTATTGTTTGTTGTCCCATCTGCGTGTTCAGAATATGCAGCGATAACTTTATAGGTTGACGGATCTTGATGCGGTTCCGCTTCGCAAACTACAACTCCAAAACCACCTTTTGCGTCTTTCGCGCCATTCTTTAAGGTTGAGCCGTCTGTGTATATCACTATCATTCGCTATACCTCAAATACTTCATTTATTTTTAAGTTCTCCTTTTTTATTTCTGAATATATAATACCATATATTTTATAAAAAATCAAGCTTAAAATAAGAAAAGGCTTAGTAGATTATTAAATCTACTAAGCCTTCAATATTAGATGGTTGCCTCATCCTCGATTATTTGCTGCTATTGTTGCTCACACATAGCTAAATCATAGGTAATTCCGCCCTTGCGGTGATCAGATTTACTCATATTTAAGTAAAAAGAACAAACAATACCATGCGCAGACCAGGGTAATCCTACTAATGCACTAATCCATGGAAGAGTGCCTAAATAACCGAGATGTACGCAATAGAAAGCAAGAGCAATACCAGAGATAGTTACAATCCACAATAAAGAGCGAATATCGCAAATAAGTTGTTTAGAAAATTCTCTCTTCTAATTGTATCTTCTTTTTCCTCTTGTTTGACGAGTCATTATTGACCACTCTTTTCAGCATAACGTTTTAGAACGGCTGCAAATTCGCCGCGAGTCATAAAACGCTTTGGCATTAATTGACCCTTTTCATTGCCATTGATTAAGCCATTAGCTTGTGCCCAAGTCATCGCATCTTGTTCCCAAGTAACTGGTTGAGCAGCGAGCTGGCTTAAATATACATTCATCATTTCGTTGAATTTCTCTTGAGTCATGTCTTCATCATCCTCCTCGATAATTTTAGACTGCATTAAAGCAGCAACATCTTTGCGAACAGTTGCCATATCTTTACCATATTTCTTGAACCAGTGGTATACATCGGCATGATTACTGCCAAGACCCAGCTGATAACTATCCTGATGGCAAAGAATAGTTGGGACTGTTACGCCATTTACATTTACAGAACCATTTGGATTGATATTATATGTCTTACATAAGTAGGCGGTCAATTCGCAAGCCTCTTTGTAGACTTTAGCGAAGTAGTTGGGGTCACTTAGATTGTCTTCGCAAATTTCAAATTGAATCCATCCAGTATTACAACTACCTTTAGGGCCTGAGCCGCAGCCCCAAGGTCTATAATTCCAAGGCAACGTTTGTACCGCGGCTACGCTTCCATCTGCAAGAGCACCAATCCAAGCGTTTACACCTGCTTGCTACGAGCTATGATTCCAATCGGTTCTACTGGTATTTTTACCAATTTTAGCAATCAGAGATTGATAATTTTTATCATTCTCAGACGGTTGGACATAACGTTTAATAGTTTTATTATTGGCGCCTGTGCTATGCCAGAGTACACCCTTAATATCCATTTTACGGGTTTGCTTATAACAGGTACTATTGGTCATCATGCAAACCAATGGTTGATTGGCGTTTGAATATTTCATCTTAGCCATTTCCTCCTTTTGCGTTGAATAAGTATTGAAGTAACGTTGACTATATAAAGCACGTTGTTTTAGTGCATCAAAGCTTTGATCTGCCGGTCTTTCAAATTGAGTGACCACTAAATTAGATGCTTCTTCAACAGATGAGGTAGTCTTCAAGATTTTTAATAGCTAGGAATAACTTGTAGTTAGTTCCTGATATAAAAAATCTAGTTGAGTGTTCAAGTCACCAATAGACTTTCCTCGATTTTTGCACAGCTAAAACAGACCTTGCTTGCGGCTCCAATATGTCCATTGAGCTAAACCATATCCCGCAGAATCATGCGTGAAATTGGTATAGGAGCCATTATCAACAGCCGCAGTATACGAGGCATCGTTCATTCCTAACTTGCTCTCATATGAGTTCTATAAGTTAGTTGGGATAAGTCCACTTTCCGCGAATAGATTCCCCATTAGACCTGCGGCGCCGCAGTTACTTAATCCTTTTGATTTGAGATAATCCCAAATAACTTGAGCATTATCCGCCAATAACCTCACCTCCAATTAGGGTATAAAAATAGGTCGAGGGATTTCTCCCTCGACCTTGTTATTAAATTTTATCAGCGATAGACGCAATCTC